CTCTTTAAGGAGAGGATAAACTTCTGAAGTAGTTAATGATTTCATTAACTGATTATAAACTTTATTGGTATTAGCACCGCCTAATGTTGCATCTTCCTTTACTGTTGTACTGAATAATAATTTATCGGCAGCAAGTAAATCATCAATGCGTTTTTTAGCGGCTGGATCTGCTGCGTAAGCTGCAATATCCGATTCGAATTGAGCGGTTGAACCTTTACCCGAATATGGTTTTTGTGCATTAATTAGAAAATCATGATAAATATTAAACGCTAATCGACCGCTTTCTTCTTTCTGCTGTTTTTCAGTTAATGGCTTACCGATAGCAACTGGTTTTCCTTGTTTATCATACATGGCTACTTCGCCTCGCTTCATTGCTGGGAATCCCGGAATAGTTGCCTGTTCTCCTTTTTCGCCACCAATAGAAACTTGAATTCCGCCATCAGGAGAACTACTTAATTGAATTCCTGATTTGGGTGTATTTAGTTTTTTAATATAATCATTGGCTTCGTTCCATTCTCTCGATCCTTCTGGATACTGGTTCCTCGCTGCCTGAGCATTAGCTAAAGCACCTTTCAATGCCGCTGGTCTATTAGCCTTAGCTATATTTGCTTCCGCAAGACGTTCTTGTTGTTCATATTGCTTAGGCATATGTTTTACAGCCAATTGCTGTAGTGAATTAGCTAAAGCCTGATGTTGGTCGCTCAATTCAAATTCTTTAGGCTTATGCTCGGCTTCAAGTTGTTTCAATTGATTAGCCAACTGTCGCTGCTTCTGTTCTTCATCCATCTGCGCAGGAGCACGCCCCATTTGATAACCTTTGAATGCATTTTCCAAAAGATTAGTCATTGGAGACTCTTGAGTTCCAGCCGCAATAAAATTGTTCCAATTGGTAATAGCCATATTAACCTCCGCCAAACATGCCTGAGCCGAAGCCGCCGCCTAGCAATGCGCCAATCCCTCCAACTCCTCCTGTAGCTGCAAGGCCGCCTCCAATCCCCAGAGCTTTAATCAATTGACCAATTATTGCTGTCTTATTGGAATTCTTCTGTTGCTGGCCTTGGAATCCTAAATTTGCTTGCTGGTTTAAGTTACCGCCTAAGATATCGGCTAAATTCCCAGATGCTTGGAATCCTTGATTGGCCACTCCCTGCTCGCCTTCAAGTCCAGTCTTGTATGCGCCAAAAGCGTTCTGCAAATATTGCTGCATGTCTTGGGATAAAAGGTCATTTACGCCTTTAGCTTGTTGCCCTTGATCGAAAGGTGAACCAGCAAATCCTCCTGATGCCGCAGTATTACCCATGAGGCTTGTCAGTTCATCTTTCTTTGCCCCATAACCTGCTGAAGTCTGATAATTTTCCATGAGCTTATTAATGAATCCGGTGGGATCGCTCATAAGTCCTTCATAGGCGCTTCCAGTACGGTTTCCTGCTTCTCTGCCTTTATTTATATAGGAATCATAGGCATCATGGCCCACTCCCGGTATTTGGTTCAAATAAGGCGATGCTGCATCTGCTGGATTTTTCCCGCCGCCGAATAAATCGCTTAATATGCTCATGGTATATCCTTATACGCTTTGTATAACTTCTATAGTATTTGTATTGAAATCCGTTTTCACTACAAGTTTCTTTAAATCAGTATTAAACCACAATGTACCCGCTGGCATCTCTGGAGAAATCTGTGTTATCTGTGCCGCAGTTAAATTAGGTACAGTCCAGCCATCGTCAGATAATCCATTACGCAGGATTCGATTTAATTCATCATTGTACATCTGCATCGGACTAGTAAGATAGCCGTTTTCTTCAACAAATTGTACATTTGCAAATGAAGGAATAATCATTGATACACCTCCAATTGACCGTCCTGTATTACAACAGCACCAAATCCCCAGAAGCGCATCTGTACTGTAAATTGGTTTGCCTCACCTAACCCATTAAATCGAGGCTGATTATTATATTTCCCTGTCGCATGCATGTAGTAGCTATTGACGTTACTATAGGTTTCACCACCGTTCTTGGAGATGGTTACGTCAATCCTTGGTCGATATACCTGACAATTTCCGCCTTCTAATAATAAGGGCAAGTCGTCTTCGGCATACATTATTGCTCCGCTTGATTCGCCCAATATAAAGCCGTCGCACTCGTATTGAAAATCAACATCCTGTTCGACTCCATTCTCTACAGTAAAGCTGAATTGGTTAACAATGAAGCGTTCGGCACCCGGTAATCGGAAGGTATCGCACTTGCGAATTCGTGGTATCTCGTAATTCTCTTGAGGGCTTGGTGAGATGCTAGTAATATCGGAACTGATTAGCATCAGCTTTTCTTGCTTCAATGATATAAAGTAAATTTCATTATTGAAGTAAGTCATCTGGCGTGCAGGATGGTACGTGAAATCCCAATCCGTCAGGTCAAAAAACTTCTCTGTTGTGAAATCATACATAATGGTTAAATTATCGTCTTCATGAAAGAACGTGAGTATGTAAAACACGTGTCCATCTTGGCGATAGAATATAGCCGTTGATTGATCGGGATGACGCACAAGTTTTAATAAATAATCGATTCCATCAGTAGAAATACGATTAGCCTGACCGCCCGCCATGTACATGATCGCAGGAGAAGACTTCTCGTTAATGCCAAGCCAAGCAACCATAGTATCGCTTGCGGCAATTGTAGATACGCTGGCAACGCCATAATCGATGTTAATAGCGGAGTTACGTTGGTAAACCTGCAATCCGCCAATATCCGTCCAAATTTCAGCAACAGTGGAACCTAAAACTAAAAGGTTATTACCGTGAGAGGGTATGCGAATGGCAGCCTTAGCAAAATCAGGCTTAGTTTGTAATAATAATGTTTGAACTAAAGTCAGCGTCAACGGAGTAGTCGCAGGAGGAACGAATCCTGATTTATAAACGTACCACTGTGAACCATTAACTGTTATATCACCATTACCAAAGATAAAATGAGTGTTCTGGTAAGTGATGTAATTAGGTCTGAAGGGCAGTGTCAGCTTGCCATTAGTTCCGGTGGTGTAATTATAAATATAAGCGTCAGTTCCATCGACCAATACAATTTGAGAACTTAAATTCTCGTCAATGAATACTTCGCCAACTGAAGTATCTATGTGAAATAAATCTGTAAATCCTAAATTACTGTCTACTTTATAAACAATACTGTTAATGACAGCGAGCATGAAGCCGCCACGAGTAGAATGAAAAAGTCCACGCCCCTCTCCCGGTGTAGTTTGAAAATCAATTGATTGACGATAACCGGGGAAGTTTAATAACCAATTGTCACTGACATACATGTTCCATGTGCGTTCATCAGAGATAATAGGATGACGACCGAATATCGATGAACCTACGATTCGTACTGGTATCGGTTTTGCGTTCGGTGTCATTATCATATTAGGTCACCCAGCCGTGACCAAGATTCACGATGCCGTAATTAATTCCGCCACGTCTCTGTAGACTGGACATCTTAATTAGGCGTAAATCCATTGGGCCTGATTTCTTGCTGATGCTGTCTTCATATTTAGCAAATTGTTTAGCAACGCCCGGAGGAACCGTATAATTGAATTCATCGCAAAGCCGTACCGCTAAATTGAACTTCAAATAGTTAATGTAAAACCTATCAAGCGTTAATGATAAATCCTGATTAATAACTACTTGCTGAAGTCTAAACTGGCCCCATAGAGTCAATGGGAATGCCTGATTAGGCTTGAAGTAAATATATAAATTAGCTCCGCCAAAACATCGCTCCATATGCCAACTTCCGGGCAATGATTGAATGTTGTCAGCGCGAGATGTTCCAAAATACTCTCTACGAGCTCTATTTTCAGTCTGATAACGAATCGTATCGATGTAAAATACAAAGGTATCAACCTCAATCAAATCGGGAATAAAATACTTCTCCTGACCAATTACAGCCGGAAAATCATACTCTTGGTAATAAGGGATAAGACCATTCTCCACAGTCTTATCCGCTATAATGTCATTTAGAAAAATTAAGCCATCGTTAGCCTGATCGCCTGTTACGGTTTCGAAGCCACGTGAAACAATGCGCGATTCATAATACGCAAAGTTTATTAACTGCAAAGTCGTATAGGCCATGGCTAATCCTTATGCTGACAATTGATCTAAATAAGCTGCAACAGAAATCGCAACCGCACTACCAGTCACTTTGTAATCAATCGCATCAGTTAAAGGTGCATCAGTCGGACAAATTAAGTTAACTGTATTTGCAACAGCAGCTACAGAGCCACCAGCAGATGCATAACCCAAAGTCGCTGTAGAAGTACCGGGAACCAATACCAATTTGTCAGCGGCAGCAGTTGGGGTGAATGTGCATAGCCAATTAACCATTGTAGGAGTGGCGGCAGGAAGGCCAGTAGTAGCATTAACAGCAGCATAAGTTGCAGAAGCACCAGCTGTGATGTCTGTTGCAATTGCAGCGTCATACCACATCCAACGGTCTAAACTGATTCCATCTTGTCTGAATGCAAGCAATGCAGCAGCACCACTGGATTTAACAAAACCTATGCGGAAAAACATGTCATAGCCAGCAGGAAGCAATGGAGCGGTAGCACTTGTTGAAAGCATTGCCGAACCGGGATTAACTCCGAAGCTGTCGCCAATAGCAAAGACTGCGTAAAAAGTGTCATTAGCCATAGCACCTTGGTCTAAACCAGCAACACCATTAACAGCGGTGTTAATCGTTACAGCACCAGTACCAGCGGCAACAGGCAATACGCCAGTCTGAGTAGCGGCAACATTTAGAGCCAAACCGACACTAATGTCATTCACGTTTGTAGAGTTGCGGCAAGAACCAGCAGAAACGGTCATGTGAGTTCCATCAACCCATGCTAATTTCAAGCCGTTAATGTAATTGAATCCTGCATTTACGATAGGTGTAGAGATTGTCATTTTAATATCCTTATTAAGGGGAGAGGCCTCATGCCCCTCTTAAAATATTACTTCTTTTCGTTCTTGTGGTGCTCTGCATGGTGCCAAGAGCATAGCCAGCGTACTTCTAAAGGCTTATTATAATCATCATGGTGAGCCTGTACTGATGAGTCGTCAATACCGCAAACTTCGCAAGGAGCATATTTCAAGATTCCTTTTCTTAAAGCGGAGAATGTTGCTTTACGACATAAGCGTTTCATGTCCTGCTCTAGATCATCTCTATAACGAGCAATATTCTTTTCAGTCTCTGCTGCCACCCAATCCGGATCTTGTTTGTTCTTCTCGCGTAGTAAACGTTTCTTCTCATTAGAGCATAGCCTACAAAAACCACTGTCAGGATTTTCTTTAGTCGCCCCACATTTGCAAATGGGATTTCTTCCTGAACGACGTGATGGCGTTCCCTCTTCGGCTTTCTTCTTAATGTAATCTGCTTTAGCTTTCTCCAGCTTACATTGCCTACAAAGACTTCCGTTCATGTATGGTTCTTCTTTAACCGCTCTACATGTCTTGCATTTAGGATCGCGTCCAGAACCCCATTCAGGCAAATCTTTGGCCGCTCTCTTAGCCGCTTTAGCAACTTTTCTGCGTTCATTCGAACAGTCAGCGCACCATGATTCCCAAATATAACTTCCTTCCTTTTCCTTTCCGCATTTATTACATTCTAATTTTCTCATGTTTACCCTTGATTAAGTCTCTATTACATTCTACTATAGAGACTTAACTTTGGAAATAAATCGCGAGTAATTATTTTAATTATAATGGAAAAATAACTGACATCACATATTCTGGGACTGCGCGTTTCCCCCATATTGCATCATGAATCATTCCTCTTTGGTTCTGCCCAAACAGACTTCCGTAATACATACGCAGTGAAACGGCAGTATCAGGGTCTGTCTCGTTCGCAGTAGGGAACGGAACTTCTTCTGGAAGCATTGGCATAGCGATAAACAAAGGATTGCCCGCAGTAATCATCCCTGCTCTATGAGAAGGCAATGCGGTTACTTGCATACCGACTTGGATTTCAAAGTTCAGGTTGCGAGTATTACCAGCAGAAGCTTTCAACGGAGGATAAACGTCAACAGTAACTTGACCGCCAGCAGTAGAGCCGGCATCAGCGGTAACTCTAAACTGTACAGGGTTACTTGATACTTTATGACCAATGAAGGTTAAGTAACGAAGATTAGGCAGAGCACCAACGCCGTCAGAGAATTGCATCTTGTCGAATTCTTTAACCGCATCAGCATCAGAAGCACCAGCACCAGAGAAAACGATTTGAATTACCGCATCATTCGCATCTTTAACGACTGACACAACTGTCAGTACAGTACCATCATTACCCACGTTACCTGAAATATGTACGGGCAGTAAGTTAGATACATAGAACTCTGCGCGGTCGAAATTACCAACATCCCAAGAGTTTGCTGCTTCATCGTTACGTCTTGGTACGAATTGATTCAAACCAGTATTCACGATTGCAGATTGGGCAATATCAGACAGATAGAACTTAGTGTTGTCTTTAGCTGCGCCATAGTTCCTGTACATTGCGAGTCCAGCGGCTAGCTGACCATAAGAATTAATTTGCGTAATTCCATCGCCATAGAATCGGTATGGAGCCTCAACGCATACGGTAGCAATATCCGCTTCAATCTCTGCTGACATTTCCATTACAGCGGATTTACCGAACTTCTCCATGTAATCTTCTACGTTGAAAATGAATTGTTGCGCAGTGAATGCATACGATACGTTAATCGCTTTATCAACGGTCAAGTTTTCAACACGTTGGTCAGCAGATTGGAATGTAGCAACTAAAGATTGTGCAACGGTAAAGCGAGGTGGTAAATCAAAAGTCACTGTGTCGCCTAAATTCGCAGTGAGTTTTTCGAAATCCTTGAATTTTGTATTAGCAGTGGCTACGAAACAGTTTAAGTTTTGCAGGTAAGCCAAGTTAGACATTTGGTAAGTCTGAACTTGTTGTAAAATGTTATTTGGAACGGCCATGTCTTCTTCTCCAATAAATATCCTTATTCAGAGAACAGACATGACCAGTTAGGTGAGATTAGCCTTTTAAGTAGGAGGCTGATTTATAATCTCGCACGTTTTTCGCGCCACCGTCTGTTCCCACTGGGGAAGATTTCAAACGGTTTAAGGGATCTTGCGCTTCTTGCAAGTTGTTTTTAGCATCCTGATTCGCCTTAATTGACGCGCTAAGTTTGTTAATCTCGCTTCTTGCCATATTAGGGGATTTATCCACCAGTACGGAGAGTTGAGCTAACTTAGCGGGATTCTTCTGAAGCTCATAAATTATGGCCGCAGTGTTATCCGTCTGTGTTGCTAAATACACTAATTGTGGGAATGCCGCAGGGTCAAAGTCAGCGGTAATAGCCTCGAAGTCATCATACATGTCCTTCCCAGCTGAAATCTTACCGAAATACTGTTGAGCTACTTCATTCACTTCCTTTTCAAGTTGCTCTTGATGCCTCTTTTGCTCATCTTCCTGCATCTTCTGTTGCATCAGTTGCATTACTTGCTGCTGTATTTGCTGCGGGTCTACACCTTGTTGCTGTGGTGCTTCTTGCTGCTGTACAGGAGCTTGTTGCTGCCCTTGTTGCGCCTGAAGTTGCTGAATCTGTTGCTGTGCTGCATCCAGTTGCTCTTGCATTTTCTGCTCTCCTTTGCGTTTGGCCTTTTTAATCAGCTCATTCACTTGGGAAACAGAAAGCATCTTTTCAGGTGGTGCTTCCTCGGTTCCTTTCGGTTCCTCGGCTTCACCCACATTAGTTTCTTGCAATAAATCTTCTGCAATATCCTTTGCATCCATTTGAAACCTCACTGTTTCCGGTGTGACCGTGATCACCTACCATCCGTGGTAGTCCCGACTATTTTGTCCGCATAGTTGCGTATTTGGCCTAGATTCCTTAACCCAGTCTAGTCTGGGGTACTGCATGTAGTGCCAATCATCCTAATCAGTACTACATCTTGTGCTTTGAACTTAGTATAGCAATATTTCTGGCAATTGGAACAGGTGTTAACCAAGGGTTTAATTTCACTTCTTTTTCCTCTTGTATTCTCCCTTCTGCTCTAAATCTTTGCTCATCTTAGCGGCTGTATCATTTTTAACCTTTTTAGGGTTAACTCCGCGTTTATATTCACCAACTGATGCTAAATCTCTATTCATCTTAGATGCACTATCATTCTTAACTTTCTTCATTTCTTTCTCCGTTTCTTGCTCTCACGAGCTTCACTGTACGCGATTGCTACAGCCTGTGATTGCTTTTTCCCTGCTTCCATCTCACGCTTAACGTTCTCACTAAATCCCTTACGACTCTTGGCTTTCTTCCCTTTCACTAATGGCATTTTTAAGTTCCTTTTTAATGTCGCGCTCGATTAATTCTTTTTTCCACCAACTGCTGCGATGCCAATATTCACAGGAAGTACATCGGCAACCGTTCCGGCTCTTCTTCTTTAATCGCTGCGTCACTATGATTACCCACAATAATTAAAATGGTCATAATTATCTCTAGCCTGATTTCTAAACTCATTTGGCAGCCTATCTATCGACTTCTGGCGTTCGAGTCTTAGCCATCGCTTAAATCCAATTACGGCTCCGGTTCTAATTTTGTCTTTTGCTCTAATTTCTGGTGTGACTAATTGTTCTATTGATAAATCATCCATTATTTACTCTTCTTTGGTTCGGGTTTATTTGCTTGCTTTACTTCATGGTGATGCTTAGATACATCGAGGGCCATATCAACTGCGGTTCTTGCGTTTTCAGCATCGACCTTCTCTTGTTTCATTGCAGCATCCACTTCTGCCCCTTGAATATCGGCCATCACTTTCAGATAGTCAATATCCGCCTGTTTGTTTTTAACGGCATCATCAGTTGCAATCTTAGTTAAATCGACTTGCGCTTGCATCTGAGCCTGTTCACGTTTCTGCTCGACCTTGGCCATTTCCGCTTTAGCTTGCATTGCCATGACTTCTTTTGGATCGAGTTGTTGTGCTGCTTGCTGTTGCGCCATCTGTTCAGCCTGAGATTGTTTTTGCTGCGTTTCCTGCATGAATTGTGCTGCGGCCTGACGTAATCCTTCGATGCCACGTATATCAATATTATCAAGAAGTATGCCAAGTCCTTTAGTATTGATGAAGGCTGCAAATGATTCTGAGGTTTGCATCAATTGAATTATAGTCTCAAGGCTAATTTGCTTCTGAACCGCAAAGTTCACGCCAGCTTCAACTTTAACTTCAAGGCTCATTGGATTGTAATCCATGAACGGATTGCCTTTCTTATTAATTACTTCATAAGAACGCTTTCCATCAGGATGAACTATTGGGATGCTTCTTGGCGTTACATAGTACTTAGGAATCAGGTCTAAAATAATCTGGCATACTCGATTAAGTCCTTTCATGTAGCCCACTGTGTATGGCATAGCGGCTGCATTGGAGTGCATTGCGCCCTGCATGATGGCTACGCCTGAGAGTTCATTATTTTGAATCCCAAGGGCCGCATCATAACTTCCTAATATTCCTTGAATCAGATTATCCGACATCTGGAATGTTGCGCTGATTTCAGGCGGTATTGGGGTGCGAACAATTTCCCTTGGTGGATTTAAAGCTACGTTGGGATCGCCATCTAAGAATGCATTATAGAGCAATGTTCCGGGTTTCTGGACATTAATATAGGCATCAATATAATCTTCTGGGATTGATTCAACGGAGGCAATGAATTTATGCTCTACAGTGTTTTCAAGCTCGTTAGCCAGTGATTGTCCGGCATAGTTCTTCAGGCGTTGAGCGTCGCGCACATTATAGATGTACGGGCGTGTCATCTGCTCTGCTGTGGAGTCGTTATTGTCTCGTAGTACTGCGCTGTTTCCATCGAAGAAGACCAGTGGAAGCATCTTGTAATTCGTTTTAGATACATCAATTAGATTCACACCAGAAAATCGATATCGCGTGATTTCCTCTAAAAGTGTTTCGCGCATTTTTCCGATGGGTTGCGGTGGTTGCTCAATGAATCCGGCCTCATCCCAGCGTTGCATCAGTTCTTCATAATGTTTCACGGAAATTGTTCGACCATTAGAAAGCTTTGTTATCTTCTCTTTCTTAAAGTCTTTTTTGTAATAATCGCAGAGCAATACAATATCTTTTCTTGCCGCTCGATATGACCAATTAAACCCCGCAAAGCTTCGGGCATATTTAAGTCCTTTAGTAGCGTCTGAGCCATACTCTTTCTCTGCCTCTTCGGCTTCTTTTGGGAATAGTTGGAAACAAAAGTTACCATCTCCTTTATGCGACCTACGTGCTAAGGGGTCGAATCCGCATAGTGTTGGGTCAAATACCCGTTCAGTGCAGATACGTTGATCCATAGACATTTGTGAAATGTAATCCGTATAAACCTCGACCACCGAGAAGCCGCCAATCAGCAAATCGGTATAGACATCGTAGCTAAAGCCATCATTATCTGAATCATTTAATATTGACCTAAAATGAGCTTCTAAAATGGATAATAGTCTGGGATCGATACTCTCTATGCCATCCTGAGCGCGAACAATGAATCCCGGTTCCATGCGGGAAAATTCTCCGCGCAATCTGGAGATATAAGCCTCCATCATATTGAACTCGATTTGCGGGCGTCCGAGTGTAGCCAGTACAGCTATGTCGTCTTCAGTAAGCGTTGATTTATAAACAAAGCGTTTAAACTGGTGATATCGTTCATAATTTGGCCTAAAATAGGTATAAGCCTGTTCTACAGAAGCCTTTATCTTATCCAGCTGGCTGGTGTGTTTCCGTGCTATTGCCATAGTCAATTCCTTTTTTCATAGGCTTTTTGTTTTAATTCCGTTAATTTATTGAAGTGATTAATTGCTTTGCTGGCCGATGGCTTCCATAGTGAATCTCTATGTGTATAGCCAATCAGCATGAGATCGATTAATGCAATCCGTACAGCGTCCGCGCAGGTATCTGCAATATCGTCATGAGCATGACTGTCATTATTGGTTATGCGTTTCATATGGTTGACGCACATTTCCGTATGTACCCCGTGGGCTGGAAGAGATACTTGTTTGCTAGCCACATAGGGCTGAATATCGATGAAGCGTTGTGATTTAGAGCCGGACTTCCGAGTACGTTCGATTTCGCGTACCTTCAGGCCACGCATACCCTTGAGGATGGATAATAGGGTGACTCCAGTTGATTTCTTCTCAATGAAAGCGACCATAGGCGGTTGTTTGTGTCGGGCGCAATCTTGCCAAAAATCTAAGAATTCATTTTCAAGGCGTTTAGGTTCCACACGCATTTCACGACAAGCCAGCCAATGAAGGCCCATAATTCCAGTTTTGCGTCCTTGCGTCTCAATATTGTAAAGACCCCAGAACGAGAATACGGTAGCGTCATTACGCGGGTCTTCTGTCTCAGCTGTATCGGCTGTGATGAAGGTCATTGAGAATTCGGGTTCTTCCGCTAACAGAGGGAAGTCTTCTGGCATATATAGACCACCGCCAGCGGGTTGTGGGTCTTGTTGATGTTGTGCCGCAAATACATATCGGTCTTTTTCCTGCCGAATCAGCAGCATCTCTTTGGGGAAGGCTTCTGGATAAAGCGCATTTCCTGCATCATCCAATGATTTTAAGATTACCTTGTCCCATTCGTACCCGTCTTCTCCGGCAATGAAATAGGCGGGCAGGTCTTGCTCATGTAATCGCTGACCAATGAATACTATGGGAACATTGATACCCCGTGGCCGTTGTTGGATGGTTTCTCGGAAATTTGTTATTACTGATTCTCGTACTAAATCCGAATGAACTTCGTCTGGTTTATGCATATCGTCGCAGTTTTGAACAAGAGTATAATTGTCTTCGCTTGTTCCGCAAAAGAAGTTATGATTGCTTTCGACGTTAATACAATAGGATTTATCAACATGGCCAATATGACGAATGAAGAGTGGAGACTTATTCCTGGGCTTGATGGACTTTATAGCGCATCCAGCTTTGGAAGAATTCGCTCGGAACAGCGCACTATTTATTATGGCGACAATCGAAGTCACCGCATAGAGCCTCAGAAAATCAAGAAACTTACCCTTAATTCCTCTGGGAAATATTATTGGACTAGAATTACATGTGATTCTATTAAGAGAAATGTTTTTGCCCATCAATTGGTCGCATGGGCTTTCCACGGTGCGCAGCCTGATGGGCATGATGTTAGGCATATAAATGGGGTTGGAACCGACAATAGACCTGAAAATCTTTGCTATGGTACAAGAGCAGAGAATATTCAAGATTCGATTAATCATGGAACCTTTTCTATGGGCGAAAAGCATCCCTGTGCCAAACTTTCTACCCAAGACGTTATTGAAATCGTTTTCAGTCCTCTCGGTGCGAAAGAATTGGCTAAAAAATTTAATATACTTGATTTGACTGTGCAGAAAATAAGACGCGGAGATAGTCGTGCTCTTGAAACTGAAGAGGCTAGAAAAATAGTTGGAAAGCGCATTGTGGCTTGCAAATTTACTCGCCTTACTAACCGGCAATTGGAAATTTTGAGAGATTTGAGTATCTCTCAGCGTAAGGTTGCCAAAATACTGGATTTTCCTCAAAGAACCATCTGGCGTTGGCGTAAAAAGCTCATCAGTGGCCAATAAATCCTGAGCCTCAATCCACCCTCTATTATCAGTCCATATTTTATGATCTGGCGTACATCGTATGATTGCGCCATCATTAAATTCTACTTCAATTATAGGGCTTCCCGGGTTTTGAAAATGACCTATAATAGGCTTTAATTGAATTTCTCGTGTTTCCAAATTTACTGAATAGACTTTAACATCTAACTTCTTATCGACTATTTCTCCAATCTTAATCGCGCCAATTTCTGTCTGTACATATTCATCATAAGGAAAACATAAAACGGCACCGCTAAATCTATCCAATCCTGGTAACCCGGCGTTACGGCCTGTAATCGCCCCTGCGGAACCAAAACTAGCAACTGTGCCTCCGGCTTCTGTTGTAAACGCATCTTTTGCTTGTGAGTCTTCACGTAAGCGAACATTAAATAAGGTTTTGTACTGACTAAGAGACATTATCCGTTTGATATTTTCTGTATGGCTCGTTGCAAGTGTTTTTGAATAAGAAATATATAGGAAATTACAATCAGGCCATTTTGCATAGCACCATGCAATCCAGAAGCTAACCATAATTGACTTGCCATGCCCCGGAGGAACATTGACTAGTAATCTAAGGGCTTGGAGTCTTGTGCACTTCGTTAAAGCGCGACAGATGGTTATAAAGTGAGATTCACGGCCTATAGGTTTAGAAACAATAAAGTCTCTTCCTGTTAGGATCGGAAAAAACGCCTGAATAAAGAGTAATAGACTACCCTTTAGTTTGGCCGCAAGTTCCGCTTGTTCCAGACGTGTTTGTAACGTTTTATCCATAGAGTGGCAATCCTTTGCCTAATTTGCATCATGCAATACTCGTGACACATTCAAAGGATTTCAAGGAAGCTAAGAAATGTGTCACAACTGTAACGTAGCACAAGAGTAATGCTATTTATAGTGAATTTAGATCTATTTTTGTAAAATTTGAGTGAATTCTATAGGTAATTTGACGTTAACTAAGCCTTGAGCATAGTAAAACATGGGTGCAATGTCTTCTGGAGTATATCCGGCTAGACCACAGCCGATTGGAGTTACGTTGAAGATTAATTCAGTTATATGGGGTAAATTTGCATAAATAATAAATTCGGCTACATAAACATTAATGTCGATTAGTGATAAGGATTTATATGGCGTTTCTTTAGTCGGGATGGCATAGCTATTTCCTTGGCGTCCAAAGCCTCTTCCGAGTAAAGCTCCATGTTCTTTAAGTGCGCACAATGCTGCTCCACGTTTATGGATTCCCAATAGGTTGCTACCGAACACGAATATCTCGGTCATTTATTTCCCCATGCTTAAAATACAATACAGTGTTGTATGGCCGACTTTCTTGCAGTCGTCATAACGATACTTTCCTATGGAATAAGAAATGCCAATTGTAATAATGGCTAGAATTAAATATCTCATAATGTCCTTATTGGTGGAGAAGCAAGGATTCGAACCTTGACGGGCTAGCCGACCTCCGGGTTACAGCCGGGTATCATACCAATTAGATGTCTTCTCCGAAATGGTGCTCCAAGAAGGACTTGAACCTTCATCACCTAAGTGAGAGGATTTTAAGTCCTCTGTGTATACCATTCCACCATTGGAGCTAAATGTTATGCCCCATTCTCTGAGGACAGCAAGACAGAGTTCCCTCTGGCAGCCCTCCCGAAGTAACGACCTTCGAGCATAATCCGGCCTTGGCGATCAACCGGAACGGTGCATTATTGCCTCGTGCTGCACTGCGCACTTCACTACGACTGAAGATGGTGAGGAAGGGTGGACTCGAACCACCAACCTTATTAGTCTTTGCTGAAGGACTGTAGGGATTCAACTTAACTATTGCTCTTACCTGCTTGAGCTACTTCCTCGCAAATTAGTATAGCAATTTTAGTTTATTTTTCTAGCTATTTATTCCCAAATAACTTCATCTCGCTAACATGAGGTTTGCGTTCAACGAAAGCGGGATCGTAACCGGATAGGAGTACATGCAGTTCTTCTGTAGTTAGTGAATCCATGTTTTTAGTCATTATTTTGAATTTGAATTTACAGTTATCTAGCCGCTTATAATAGAGAACGAAGCCGTTGTTATCCCAGAATAGGCATTTAATTTTATTTTTATTGCCATTATAGAACACATATATTGAGCCGTCGTGTATATGGCTTCCTCGGTCTTTCTGAATAATTGAAGATAAGCCGTCAATCGACATTCTAAAATCAACTGGTTGAGCGGCAATATAAATCTTCTTCTTCTCTAGTGTAAGCATTATAAATCCTTTAAAAGTTCAATTATTTTTATTATTTTCATTGAGTCGAGTTCTGGCGAAATTAACACGCGAACTCCTTTGCTTATTTGAAGTTCAATATCATTCCTAGGTGACAGGACTTCAGGCTCAGGGTGATGAATCTGCAATTGCTGGGGTTCCTTGTGCGCTACTTCGCGGAAAAATGGTTCTGGCTCGCGCGTTTTCTTAGGGTGGTTATCTAGTCCAATCATGAACCAATTTGGATCGTATTTCTCGCCTTTTTCTTTAAGAATTAATTTCAATGTTTTGATGTAATTGAGATGAGTTCCTATTGCTGTTAGCCTCTCTGGACTGACGCCATGTTCTTCTGCGAATTGTTTCCGATTTGCTCCAGTCGATTTAAAGAGCTTGTATAATTCAATTAATCTATCGGCTTCCTTTGGATGACTTCTTCTTTGATAAACTGTACGACAATATGAATTAGATATGCGTTTATAGTTTAATCCAAACGTTCTGCAATATTCTGTTATGCGCATTCCCATTTCAAACATTTTTTTAAAATGATGATAGAGCTCATAAATGTCTTTATCTGGAGCGAGTCCTGCCATTATTTTTGTTCCCGTACAGTTACAGTAAATTTAAGATTATCGCGATCAAGTATATTTTGCAGAGCCACTTGAATAAGTTCCCTTGAATTGATTCCTAGGTTTTTACAAAATTCATTAGCCTTGTGGACGCTGATGCAGCGTTTATCGTTTTCCATATCCCAGACAAAAGTTCTTGATGCATGTATTTGTTTGGCGAATTCAGATTGAGTTAATCCACGACAATGCCGCAATTGAAGCATATATGCTGAAAAATTAGATGCCATTAAGCTCTCTTTATTGAATACAATTTAGGGTATTAAACAACAATGAGATTAATAAAGCAAGTTAAGTTGCTATTCTTCGGAAGAAATTATCGCATTGAGACGTCAGGCCACCGATGCTGTCAGAAGCGAGCTCTACGTGATGACACAGATGGCCAAGCATTGCAAAGAAATGAGTATCATCATCATTGGCCCATAGATGGATAAAGCTTTTTGGGTATCTGGATTGCAGGTAAGATTTAAGTTCTTGGAGTTCGGTCATTGGTGTCATCCTTTTCGTACTGCTTAATCATAGCGTCCAGTTTATCATAAAGCTCCTTATGATATGGGTCACCGTAAGAGTCTTCATAACATCCTACGCAACAACGTAGGTCTTCGAGTTCATCTTTGGTGAAGTCGCTCATCTTAGTTCCCATGCTTCCTCCAAAAGATGCTCAAGCTCTTTAATTTGACCTCTAATGCGTTCAATGTCATAGCTATCCAGTACTTTAGGAATGGCAGCAGATTTTATCTGCTGCTCTAATTCCGCTTTACGAATTACCATATGGCCGATTAAGTTTTCAATAGGTTTCACAGTTATCCCCATTTTCTGTACATAACTCAGTATAATAGCTGAGGATAACCTCTGGATAAAGTACTGGTCTAAAGTTAGTCACAAACTGTACACACTAGGTTCACATGTTTATTTGCAGCTTTTGGTGTGCTATAAGGTCGCGCTGTATAAAGACTATATGCGGTTATCTACAGAGAATGGCCTCAGTAATAGTAATAATAAGTAATATATATTAATTAATAATTATTATAGGCGGAAGGATGATTTTAGCCATTATGCCGCCTTCAACCGCAATCCATTCACCTTCTGGAACCAATACTTCCTTGTCGCCCTTTAGCTTCAAAATCTCTGTAATACAGCTCATGCTAGTCTCCACATATCATAGTCTTCAAATCTTCCTTACCGCGACCAAGCCAATGCTGGTTAGGTTTATCGTCTACCCACATTCTGTCCTTCCACATGGTGTACCACCAGCCAATCTGTGCGCAGATAAAGTCTTTCTGCTCAGGAGTGAAGGTTTCGAACATGGTTTGCTCCATCTTGTATCTCGCTGGATATTCAGGTTGCATCTCATCCATAATTGTCTGACTTAACTTCATGTCAGCTAGGAGAGTTAGCTCAGCTTCACCATGTTCTTCAAGATTGGCTTCCATCTTAGCAACCATTCTCATGCTTTCTGCATACATTCTATACACACCATAATTCACTTAAATGCCCTCTTACAACGGTTACAGTAACGCAGCGTGGTGATGGTATAGAACCATGTGCCGTCCTTATACCATCGCTCATGCCACGGATAATCTACAATGATGTTATGTCCCTTGAAAAGGCAGCGTAGTCTCGCCCGTAGTGACTCCAGTGAACAATGTTTTGCAGCCATGGTCTAAGTCCAGCAGCTTATCAACACACTCCACGTACCCGACAATATCAACGTAGCTGTCACGATGATTGCCGTTCTTGGCACGGGAAATCTTTAAAAGCATCATCATCTTCGCTACATCGTACTTCGTGATCGTAAATCCGGTGTACGCAGACCAGAGCCCAGCGATACGTTGGAACGAGTCGTTAATGCTGCCATAATCTTCTTGGCGTTGGCCGTTTACTATAGATTTTGCTTCATCGAGAATGCTTGTCATGTTTAGTCCTTTTCATGCCATAAAATGGTATCACATCGACCACATTGAACTACCATATGGCCATTTTCATCTGCGATTGCTACTTGGTCTTGATGTATGCAGTAGTTGTCGATTAGGGATTGGATTTTATCTACTAAGTCATGCGTTCGTTTTTCAGGAGTTGGAAGGAATCTATCCATCTTAAATATTAAACTACTTTCTAGTTCCACCAGTTCTTCTTTAGTAAAATTATTCATCGCCAAACATCTCATCAATAATCTTCTCGAACTGTTCTTTGCGTCGTTGGGTTAGTTCAAGCTCGCAATATCCTGCATTTCAACTTCATAACCTTGTTTATATGCTGCTTCAGCAAGACATTTTAGGCAATGAATTTCTACATTATCATGGGATTCAGCATGGGATCGCTTCTTTTCACTAACCCACATAGGTTTCTTGCAGGTGGGGCAATCCCATATTACACATGGTGACTGGTCGGTTGGGTGGTTTGGATTGGCATAGACCGGGATGCAGCCGATGTATTGTTTTGTTTTAAAGTCGAACGTCATTGTAAATTTCACAAATATAAATATATCGCATAGGATATACCATTTTTTGTTTCATGAGGAAGTATGACTAATTATTATCCCTGTGGTTCATGTGGATGTAAGACATTATTTAAAATTAATGAATCGTTAGGTGATTCAGCAAAGCTATTGGCTCTATGCGTGCAATGTTTTAAAACAAAAGATATTTATATTCGGCGTAGGAAAGTTAGCAAAGAGCAACAATATAAACTACGGCGTGGGATTGATGTTAGTCAATTAGCTCCATAGTTCCTGTATCGCATTCTGGGCAGACCACTTTATAAGTACGTGGCTCATTGGGAACAGGGATTAACTTAAGCTTATGCCCGCACTCAGGGAGTTTGGGGAGTTTGTCGAACTCTATTGTGTCAGACTGGCTGTCGTTAATTAGGCTCTGAATCTTCTCCATAGCGTATTTATATCCTAAGTTAAAGAAATGTAAATGCTCCATGTGACTTTTGCCTACAGTGGTTAGCATGGGTTCACTTTGCTCTTGCATAAACTCTGAGTAGTCTTTAGTCGCTTGGATATCCTGTTTTACTAACTCATTTAGTTCGTCGACAGTCATATATTCCTTAATGTTATATAGGCCGAGAATAACCCATTTTGTTGAGGTCACCAATATGGTCTCTCACTTTCCCCGACGGATCAAAGTAATATTGTAATCACCATGTCTTAGCCATCGTAGGTAATGCTTATTACATAACCCCTTCTTCAGATTTCTCTTCTGGTCGCCATGCTTCACATCACATCCGGGAACTATACAATGCTTATGCAGAACATCACCTGTCCATGGTGGAATGTAGCCTTTTTCGAAACCACTCTTAAGAACTGTATTTACATCGCCATGCTTTTTCAATCGTAATTGGTGAGTGGTACACAGACGTTGCCCATGCTTAGGGTTGTCACATCCATATACAGAACATTTTACTTTGGACTTATAATGCTTCCTTCTGAAGTGTTTCTTGCAATATCCCTTGCAATGATGAGGGTTATCACAATCAATGAATTTACACTTCTTAGGCTGTCTGATAGGAAGGTCTACGGAACCATGCGCTCTAACTCTATCATAATGCTTATGGCAATATCCTTTAGAATGTTTCTTGTTGAAGCAAAGAATTCCTCCGTGCTCGATGGCAGTACACAGACCATGGTAGTGTAGGCTATCTAAACTAAAGTCTTCTTTCATAATTTTCCTGTAAATTTTACCCAATGTGTTCGAAAAAAATAATGTATCAACAAATGAGGTAATTTAAAAATATTAGGGAATTTTTATGCAGACTATAATTTGAAAATTTCTGGGGGGATATAGCAGCATCAAAATTAATAATTGGGCAAAATATAAGCATGAGTTATGGAATATGCCTGGTTAGTATGGTGGGGAGGCTCCAGCTCTAGCAATGCGCCTGCTGTGGCGAGGCATACCCCCCTCTGAAACCATGACAGGGTGAGGCACACCACGCGCCCACATGGCAGGCCGTTGCGCTCAGTATAGGGCTAGTGCATCCATGCAATGAGTGTGATGTGTAAGTACTTTAATTAACTATTGTAATTTAATTATCATTTAAGTTTGATTGACATCCTAAGTCATTGATAGTTCGTGGCGTCTATCTTGTTAACTAAAGTATACTTTAATTTACATAAGAGTCAGGCTATTAATAGTCTCGTTGATGTTCTTGCTCTAATGCTTGTACTCTTGATTGTAGTTCTTTAGTCTCTGCGCTGTCTATGTTCTCGACTACTTGTTTCTCTACCCAGCCATGGCTTGCGCCTTGAGTCTTAAGATATAACGCCTGAGCTTTGCTATCGCCCTCAACCGCTTGTACATATACAGTCTTAGCAATACGTTCAATGGCTTCAGTCTTTGCGCATTCTAGCTCATACGCATAATACTTATTAAGCGTATCATCATCGAGCTTAACCACTTTAGCAATGAGATACTTAGGAGTTCCAGCAATAGCTAGATCGGATATCCTTTGCCTCAATTCTTTAGTTGGTCTATGCTCATTAAATGTCTGTCTCTCGCCGTCCATAAAATTCTCGCGATTTATTCCTTTATATAGATATAGCACAACATTAACACAATGTACTACTTCGCTTTGCGTTTATATATTGTACGTCCATTTGCTGCCGATATCTTAACTGGCTTATCTTCAATAACGTCTGTAGTTGGTATCGCATCGGCTACGGCTGCAATGACCTCATTAATAGGTTCGATAGGTTCGACTATAACGGGCTTAGGTCTATCAATCTCTTTAATCTCTCCCTTACCTTCGCAGCCGTTACAGTCACCTAGCATTCCCCCAAGTTTAGGCACACGCTTTGCACCGCGACATGCTGGACATCTAATCATTAACTCGCTCATTAACTAACCTCCTTATTATTAATATCAATAATGTACCGCAATCACTGCTATATTTACAATAATATGTAAATTAACCTATTGACATACTAACAAGATAGGGTACAATGACAACCATTAACAACAACTGTGAGAACACCATGCAATCAATAGACTGGGAAGGGAGAGGCGATATTAGCCAAGAAGTGCATCGATACGTGGGCAGTAGCCTTGAGTACTGGCAAGCTGAATTAGCTAATGAACCTGATAATGAGAAGTACCAAGGCATCGTTGCTGCGTTTAATTGCGTGCTTAATTTTATCGAAAATTAATATTAACTAACCCTGTGAGAACAACATGAGAACAACTAAGACAGCTTATGAGAATTTAATCGAGTGTGAAGGTAATACACTGGCCAATATAGCTAAGCTATTGAGTGGCAATACAAGGCAAGCCAGAGAAACTTTAGAGCGCATTGTTGACCATGCTTTAAAGCAATTATACGCAGAAGAATAATAATATTAACTAAGTAAGAACATATCAAATTTAACTAACCTGTGAGAACGCAATGAACTATACAACCGTAAAACAAATAAAATCCTTCTGCGACGATTTAATGTCTAGCCCATACTGGCGTGAAGTTACTCTTGAAATTAACAACGACAATCCAGACTTTGAAGTCGATGGCGTTCGATTCATTCACACCGATTCTATTGATGAAATAGTTGTCGATGAACTATCAGGCGATAAATATATCCTTGGTTGCTTTAACTCATGGTGTATTGCGGAAGCTACAGGCTGGCCGGAATTCCTGATTGAACTAGCGCAGCAATCGGATAAATGTGAAGAGTTAGGCGAGAAGATGACAAGCGACCACATTAAAGAACTGGCGGAACAATTAGTGAGCCATGACGGTTATGGACACCACTTTAACCGCTATGATGGCGGTGAGGAAGAGTTAACGGTTAATGGTCAATTGTATCATGTATTTGATAATCAATAAGGGGTTAATCATGTGGCTTATTAAAGGCTGGGCAGACAATACGGTTTTCCCTCATGAATTTGATTCATTCGATGATGCAGAAGAGTTTCTATGTTGGAACTTAGACGATCAAGGGTTGGATTATGATGAAAATCGTGGCGAGTATGAAATTACAGAGGTTTTAGCATGAAAATAACATTAACAAATAATTTCCATAACTCTTCGAGTGTGGTTCATCTAATAAATGAACCTGAACAGTTTTTTAATCGAAAAGCATACAAAATATCAGTAACAACATTTAAACGAATAATCTCGGATTTATGTGGAATTAGTGGGTGCACTTGCGGTGATACTAGGGGTGATGAAAACTACAGGCTAATCAAGTGGGATTATAACTTTCGGGGTCACGGTGACGCTATCGAGTATTTTATTGAGGTATTGAAATGAGCGAGAACAATTTTACATTAGACGAGCTTAGTCAATTATTAGACTGGGCTTTAAAGACTGAGCAATGCTGCGGAGAGTGTGGCGATCCAAAACTAATAGCAAAGCTTGAATCAATGATTGATAACTATTGTGATCATGATTTTGAAAATACATACACTGAACGCGAAGTATGGCGCTGTACTAAATGTGGGATTGAATAATGACTAACTATAAACAATTAATACTCGATAGCATCAATGAAGAAATTACAGGCACAACGATTGAACGTCTTGTAATGGTAAAAACTATATTCGAGGATGAAATGGCTTTACCCAATAAAAATATGAGCAGAAAATCCATCGATAAATTATTAGAATACTGGTTAAGAGGCTTATGCAGTACCGTTCAAATTCCCTACATGGATTTTGACATCATTGAATGGTTGGAGCATGAATCGGGTCGCATTGTAACCGACGAAGAAGAAAGCGAACAGGTAGACAGTTACTGGACTTCTTGCGCTAAAACATTACACGAAATGCTTTATAAATAAGGGGAAACCAAAATGACAGAATTTACAAAAACACAAGAGCACTTTATCGAGCATGAGGTTAAATTGCGTCTTCATTCTGAGCATTTTAATCGTGTTGACAATGACATTCGCGGCATAAAGCGGCTTTTATTCAGTATCTTAGGGATTGGAGTAACCAGTCTCATACTGCCTATTTTATTACATAGCTATAAATTAACTTAAGGGGTTAATCATGACTAAAGACGAGTACATCGAACACGAAGTTAAATTAAGACTTCATAGCGAGCAATTCAAGATACAAGAGAGGAATTTTAATGAATTGAAAAGCTCATTTAAAGAATTGTCCAAAGAATTACACGATCAATTCAAATGGACAGTTGGAACGATGATCGCATTATTTGGCGGTCTAATTATAACTAAGTTTTTTTAACGACCTGTGAGAATAAAATGACTAAAGAAGATTATATCGACCACGAAGTACGAATCAGAATGTTAGAGCGCATTAACGAGAAAACTATTAATCGCTTGAACGCATTGATAACAATCGTAGTGACCTGCTTTCTATTCCCGATGATTATTAAATATTTCAACGCATAACAATTTAATTAACAAACTGTGAGAACACTAAAAATGAACGTAGATACAGCAATTCAACACATGCTATTCAAAGAGCCGGATACATGGATAAAAATAACGGCTGAATTAGCCCAAGAAAATAGAGAAGCATCAATTTATCGCTATCAGCAAGCCTATGGATGGACGGTAAGCGAGTGCAACGAATTCCTTGATAATATCATTATGGCCTATGAATTATTAGTAAAAGATAAGGCAGCATAATGGAACGATTCGACTTAATAATGTTCATGCTGGTTATATGTGCTTACTGCGCGGTTCTGGCGGTTATATCAATTTATGGGAGTTAATTTTATGAAACATTTAGAGTGGAAAACAATTTCTTATCAAGAAGAATGGGACACTGACAATAGCATTCTTTCGGTTACATGGACAGAAGAGGCGCGATATAGACACGGGTTTTTAGTTAAACATGTTACAGACCAACGATATGATCACAAAGACACTAAATTTTATAACGAATCACTAACTTTTGTTGAGGATAAACAATGATAGGCGCAAATATAGGTTATATCCGGGTATCAAGTTCCGGTCAAAATACTGATAGACAACTCGATGGTATAGAGCTTGATATCAAGTACGAAGAAAAATTATCAGGAGGCACGAGAAATCGGCCTCAACTCGAAGAATGCATCAAACACATTCGCAAGGGTGACACGCTTCACGTTCACAGTATTGACCGTTTAGCGCGGAATTTGCGTGACTTGCAGGAAATTGTTCAACAATTAACCGATAAAGGGGCTACAGTTAAATTTCATAAAGAAAACTTAATCTTCTCAGCAACTAATAACGCAATGGATAAACTCTTGCTGCAAGTAATGGGCGCATTCGCTGAATTTGAACGTACATTGATAAAACAAAGACAACGTGAAGGAATGGACGCAGCAATTAAAGCCGGGGTAAAATTAGGCCGAAGATTCACCGATGAATCCAAGGCAGAACGTGCAGTATATCTGCGTTCTCAGGGCTTATCAGTAATTCATATCAGTCAAGAATTAGAGCTATCACGACCAACAGTTTATAAGTTGATAAGGAATAATTAAGCATGGACAGAGAATTTCACACTAAGCCATGTAAAGCATGTAAAGGAAGTGGAAAAATAATAAATTACCCTGAATATAATTGTTCATCATGTCGTGGAAAAAAAGAAATTATTCGTGAAATTATGTCTATAAAAGATTATTTTAAAAAAGGGGAAGCATACGAAATTGATGCTATCCAGTGCGCCAATTGCAAGGAGTGGTGGGGCTTAGATGAAGATTGGAGCGAATTAGATAATAATTCATTTCGAGATGAGGTTTACCGTTGCGACTGCGGTGATTTATTAGAAATTGGCGGCGAATGGGATGCACAATATCGATTATATGGGAATAATATTCAATGACTGCTACGCTGCCAGATTGGACAAAGGACACCATCGACAATTACATTAACCGGGGATTATCGCCCGGTTCTTTTTGCCGCGCATTATTTGCAAATGATTTGATGATGACTTATGCCTATGCTGACATGTGGAGTCGTGACCATATGTACGATTTATTATGTTATGTTCGTGCTAAAGTTCCGCCAGAAGCAAAAGGAAGTTATAGAAAAGTAGATAATTGGATAAATAAATTTAACAATAAGGATGAACATGGCAATTAATTTAACAGTCGAAGCAGCCCTGGCCGTAATGCGCTCCTACATTAACACAATCGGAATTAGCAACAACGGTTCAGGTGCAATATTAACGCTGGTTATCGGAAAATTATTGATTGATAGTGCGCAAAAGTTTTCTAAGGCCGAGCAACTTGATAAAAAAACTAGCGTTCAATGCATTATTTCAGCAATGACTGACGGCATAATAATGCTTAATGAATCGCTTGATAGAATGGAGGAAATGGAATGAATCAAAAACGTACAATTATAGGGGCGTTTGATTATTCTCTTGAGACTCTAAAGAACATGAAATCCACGTTGATGGATGTTGGAGCACACAATGCAGCAATTAACTGGGCAATTGGCTCGATGATTATCAGCATGGTTAGCAATTTATTGATGATAAGCCAGCAAGTAATTGATGATTCAAAAAGTGAATCAGGAAACAACGCTAAAACCGTCATTGCAAACATACAAGCGCAAATGAACGACTTCTTTGACCAACTGATTGAAAACAACTAATTCCCTTATAGCCCTAAAACCTCTAAATTTGCGTTATAGGGCTTTTTATTCATACCCGCTACCTAACATCATTTTGCAATAGATAATTTAACTGGAGATAAATTCGCCCTATAGAAAGAGGTTATAATTCTATTTCTTGCGGTTTAGATTTATATTTAGCACAAAATGGTCGTTGTCGCTTGAAGAATTGACCGTTTTTAAAATCTAAGTTGATAGAGAAAAATCCCGATTTACCTCGGTTCTTGCGATTTTGAATCATGAATAGATGTTGATATTGAGAATCATCAGTATCAATTTCAGGTCTATCAATTCCGATCCACCACGATGAACTGTGAACTGTACCCATTGATTCCGATGCATCATGCGTATTTGGACAGCGATCGCCTATAGGCTTATTTTTATAATCTCGGTTTACCTGAATTAGAGCAATTACTACGCATTTTAACTCTAATCCTAATGCTGCCAAACGTTTAGCAATAGCGGATTGTTCCAAGTGTTTTGATTCAAATCGCGATTTACTTTGAATAAGGCCGATGTAATCGACAACAATGACAGCAATGGGTTGTTTGAGGGCTGCTAGTCGCGAAATAGTTTCAATTTGTTCAATCGTGATCATGGGTTGAGTAATAAGAGAAACATTTTTAGGCAATAATAAATGCGCTGAATTTCTAATAACTTCGCGCTGAGTAGGAGCTAATTGGCCTAAAAGATTCGCATGACGTTCGATCATTACCAGCGAATCCATCTCAAGATTAAAATATAAGCTTTGTTTGCCGTGAAGTTTATCGATTAACTTGTCCATGAGATACATGCCGAAAAATGTTTTTCCTACTCCAGAACGTCCAGCAATAGTAATTAACGCATGGTTAGGAACAGGAGGTAAATTAGGAATATCGGTTTGAATTTCTAAAATCGTTTCATCGCTTTGATTTAAATACTGGTCAATTATTTCTTCATAGCTTTGTAAAATACTTGTTTGGTTTGAATGATGCGTATTGTTAATGGAGATTAAGTTTTCTCTAATTTCATTTATTGCTTCGGCTGGGGTTGTATGGTTATTTGCATGTTGTATTGTTCTGAGCAGTATTTCAATTTGATCGCGTAATATCCGGTAATCAAGCAGCTGTTTGGCATAAGAAATAATATTACTACTCGGCACAATGTCATTGATAATCTGGAAAACATAAGCCTCTAAGGTTGGATGAAGCATTCCAACGACTGCTATTGTATCGAATGACTCATTAGCATTGAAAAGATGTTTAATCGTAGTAAATATTTTTCGCCTGGTGCTGTTAGTGAAACATTGTTCATCAACAAGAAGCATCGATTCTTGAATATCAGCCATTTTTGCATTATGCAGCATCATTAAGCGAGCAAGGAACGTTTCTTCACAAGCAATTGAAGTGAATTCCGTAACATCCATCCAACTCAATGCAGATAATTTCTGGTTATACAATTCTCGATTATTATTCATTCTGGCTAAATTCCCCATTAATTATTTTTACAATGTTTTGTTCTCTGGTGATGTTGGTTAAGTTGTTTTGTCTAATGTTTCCGCCATCTGTCGTGTATTTATTCAGAAACCAAGGATAACGAGTCAGGATAATGGTTAAGAACTTGATGAATGATTCCAAAGTGAATTGCTTCCCATTGGCGTACTTAGGCCAATCTTGCTGCATACGCTTGATTTGATTGCTTATCTGATTACCGATTACCCGGATCTTGGGCGATTCTGGAAGTGTCTCATGATACGCATTAACTACTTCTTCGGTTTTAACAAAAGAAGGATTATCACTAATATTATTATTATCTTTGTTTTGTATAAGATCTTTCTTTGTTTTATATGCGTCCTGTTTCACCGTATCCCGTAATACCGTATCCCGTAAAACAGGACACGGTGGAAGTTCAGTGCTGGCGAGGGGTTTTAATAAAAGTTTGTAATTAGTTCGCGAGAATTTGCCATTTTCACGCGTTTTCTCGTTTTCGAGTAATCCAATATCTATTAGTTTATTAATTACGCTATATGTTTTATCTTTACAGAACCCGAAATGATTTCTTATTTCGGTAATATTGATACGCCAATTAGACGGCTTGGTGATTAAATACGCATATATTGCCAATACATAAGGATCTGAAATTGACTGCATTGTCTGATTAATGACAATAGTACATCCGGATTCTTCTTTAGACATACTACCTTCAAATTTATCAATAGCCATGTTATAATTCCTTTGTGGAGAAGAACTTTAAAGCCATTAAGTCCTTCTTTGTTGATGTTGATGTTGATGTTTAAAGTTAATTCATCAAACCTTGGCGGGATTATAGAGATGAAGTTAACGCTAGTTTTAGGGGCAGGAAGCCCGTTTTTTCTTCCTATGTTACATCACATTGTTCTAATTCAATAGACAGTGTGTTTCGTATTTTTTTCAGATTTGTTTGCTGTATCATGCATCCGTCTTCAAATACTGTTTCAAGACATCCCATATTTTCATCTTCCTCTGATACATTGTCTCTTAATTTAAATCGTGCTG